GCTGAGTTGTTTGCACGACCTCTCTGTGGATTAGTTTCCCACCAGTTACCTGACTTGCAAGCAATCATCTCATCATCATCAGCTGAGAATAGTGAGATCAAAGCTGCACGACGGATACCACCAGCTAATACAGCATCAGCAATGTGACATACCATATCGTGTACTTCAATCGGAGAAAGCTTATCACCATCCTCTTTTGCATCCAAGATACCTTGCACTTTGATCAAACACTCTTTGAGAGGTTGTGGACCTGGTGCTTTACCACCAGAGGTAACGAGACGTGCACCTTTTGCACGGATATCACTAAAGTCAAATTCTACCTTTGAGCTTCCTGTAAAGTAGCTCTTAACAAGAGCCTTAACAGCATCTGCCCATCCTTCTATACTATCAGCAATGAGAAATCTTTTTGTACGCTTTTGATTTGGTTTACGAATTTCAGGTAACTTTTCTACGTGATGTTTCTGTACTGAGTACCCAACTCCAGTACCACCAAGCAACAAGAACATAGCTTCACCAAATGCTCTCCAATCATCGATTGGTAGATAAGCACAATTGTAAATACGGTTTGGACTAATTTCAATAGGCTTGCCAGCAAACTGCATGCTACGCATTGATGGTAGGATTTTTTTGTCATACACAAACTGATACACAGCCTCAATTTCCTCTCTAAGATTTGGAAACTTCTTGATATGCATTTCTTTGTTACGGGTTACTAACTCCTCCCACGTTTCGCGGCGTTGGAGTTCTGGAAGATACTTAGCGTACTTCATGAAGACAGTAATGTCACTGAGAATCTCATTGCTTATTTCTTTCATAATGTTTTTGTGGTTTTATTGTTAACTAATGCACAGCTGACTGTAGGTATAAATACTTTAGTGTTGTCTGTGCTAAGCTGTTTCATGTTAATTTATTTACACTAAACCTTGCAGTTCTTGAAACTTGTTACGAAGGGATGCTTTTAATACCTCTTCGTGATTTGCCATTGTTTTTTTAGCGTCTATTCCTTCAATAGTATTCTCTGCAAAGATGTTTATTTTGCAAACACTCATGTTCATCTTACTCGGGAATGTTAGTCCATCAGGTCCAAATCGATTCTTAATAATGTGCCATCTACCGGTGCCACTGATCTTATCAGCAGTCTTACGGGATAGGGATACGACAAAGTCCGCAATCATTACCTTGGAGTACGATTCTGCAATCTTCTCTGCACCAATCACATCATCCTCAAGAGCCGATCTGTTTGCTTGCGATGCTGTCCATACTGGAAATCCGTATGTGCCTGATAGACCTCTTAGATCCTCATAGATACTACCCAATGCTTGGTCGTGTCGTTTTGATGGATTGACATTTGTCTCTCTAAGCAAATCAGCATAGTCAACAAGCACAATATCGGGTTTAAATCCTTGCATAACACACTTCTCTAAGTGGGCAGTTATTGTATTGACAGATGCTGTTTTAGTTGGATAGTATTTAATGATGAGATTGCCCTTCAATTTGCTTACAGCAGTTTTTACATCATCAATATGGAACTTGAGGTCTTGAGATGGTATATTGGTGTAGTAGGAATCAAATCGAGATCCTACATACCCCTCTGCAAGTTCTAATGTGTAATACACTACATTAAGACCCTTTTGTACTGCAGCAGCTGCAATACTCACTAAAGCCATGGACTTGCCAATACCAGCTGGAGCTACAAATACACCAAGTTCACCTTTACCTAATCCACCATCCATGATCTCGTTAATTACCTCCCATGGAGTTTCTATCACATGACGGATGTTAGCTTCATAGCGCTGATCTACTTGGTCTACGTATTCGTGTCCTATGTTACGATCAGATCCTGCTTTCATTGCATTGTCAATGTTTGCTTTAATCTCATCATATTTTCCAACTTTCAAAAGCTCAACACTTTCCAAAATTGCATTTTTTAACTTTTGATTCTTACAAAAGCCAACAAATTGATCTTTAACAAACTGAGCATCCTCTGTATCTAAGTACGACATGACATCTTTCAACTGCATGATAACAGCTGCTTTAAGCAGATCAACTTCTATAGACTCTACGTGTATTTTAAGTACCTCCAAGTTTGGAGCTGTTTTGTAGCTCTTAAAATAGTTGATAATGGTTTTAACTAGCCATTTAGCTGCATCGGAGCTAAAGTGTTCAGGATCTATGACATCAGTCACCTGCTGCAGGAAAGGTTTGTCTTTCATAAGTAGTGCTAATACCTTAGCTTGAAAAGCCGTTCCGTACTTTTGTAATGTGTCTGTTAATCCCATAAGTTTAATATAAACTAAAACTACTTAGTTTGCAAAGCAAAATTGTCTAACTTTTGCGTAGTTTCTTTTAACCAGATATCGGGATTTTTTATTGCTGCTGTCATTTTATCCCTTACTAGCAGTCGGTGAAAGGCTAATTTATTGCACCGATCAATGCTATCCTCTAAGCTCTGTATAATTCTCATCTTAATTGTCATATTGATATTGCTTTCTGATAGTTGCATCAATTGAATATTGCGATCTATTATATCTCTCGAGTCCATAAGCTGTTTGTAAATTTTGACTTTTGGGCTTTGGCTTGTTGCAAAGTCTATCAAATCTTGAGTCGTTACTTGTTTATCCTCAGTTAAAATACTGAATCGTTTAAGTACGGTTTTGCTGCCAATACCATCAACACCACCTATGTTATCACTCTTATCTCCTAATAAAGCTCTATACAAAGCAAAGTTTTTAGGGTGAATCCCATATTCTGCATGCACGTCTTCTGCATAATAGAATCGTTTTTTTGTTGGACTCCATATATGGATTCGTTCATTTACTAATTGATAGAAATCTTTATCAGAGGACATTATGTAAACCTGACTATCTTTTTGTTTGAGATAGTCTGCTGCTATGTAAGCGATTGTATCATCTGCTTCTGTGCCATCAGCTACTATCACAGTAAATGGCAATACACCAAGATACTCGGTTAACTTTAAGAGTTGCTCAAGTTGATTGTCTTGCTTATCAACTTCTTCCGATCTGTTTAATCTTATTTTAAATTTTCGATTAGCTTTGTACTCAGGATAAAGCTGTCTTCTCTTTGCTGATCCGTTTTTGCCATCAAAAACAATTACAACTCTTGTAGGCTGTATGTTTTTGATTGCATGCCCAATGCTCAACAACGTTCCCGATATACCACCTACATGCTCACCATCGCTGTTGGTTACTGGACTTGCTGCGTATGCTCTAATAAATGTATTGAGTCCATCAACAATCAACACCCTAGTATTAAGATGTTGATTGTTTTCTGGTCCTCTTGTCCGTAGTTCGTTTAGTAAAGCTAAATACTTATTCTGAGAGCTCATCGTCGTCAACTGTTACGCTATCTGGGTCTATGTTATTATCACCTCTGTACTTCATAATAAAGATATCACATATCCTCTTATAAGCGTAGTCGTAGAGGTCCGGATTGTTAGCTAGCAACTCCTTCCACTCTTTAGCCATGAAACGATTGACTTCACCAGTCTCCTCATTAACTAATGTGTAGTATGCTCCTGATGTACTAACAACACCATAATCCTTCATTAAAGCTAACCATGAGTTTTGATCATCAATTCCAGAGTTGAAATAGATATCAAAGGTAGCTTTTTTGAAAGGAGGTCCCATCCTGTTTTTGATAACTTGAGCTTCAGTCTGCACTCCAATAATTTGTTCAGTCTTACCTGAACCGCTTTTCAGTTTACCCACTCCTTTTAGCCTTACTCGACAGCTTGCATGAAAACCTAAAGCCTTGCCACCTGAGGTGGTATACTTGTCTCCAAACATTACACCCATCTTTTCTCTTAACTGCGATGCACATAAGAATAGTACTCGCTGCTTTGCAATGATGTTTGTAATCTTACGCATTGCTTTAGACATCAAGATAGCTTTTGTTGTTGCCCATCCATCTTTTTCATAGTCAGCATCTTGCTCAACCTTTGTTGTTGCTGCTGATACTGAGTCCACTACAATGGTTACTAATCTGTCTTTTGAACTCTTACGGATTGTTTCAATAATGTTCTCCACAGCTTCAAAGATGTCCTCTATAGTCTCAAGAGGTACATATAGCATGTTGGTAACGTCTACTCCAATAGCTCTTAGGAACTCTTCACTCAAAGCGTTCTCCGTATCAATGTACACAGCCAATCCACCTTTCTTCTGTGTATTAGCAAGTACGTGAGCCATAATCAAACTCTTACCTGATGCTTCCATTCCTTGTAGTTCAACAATACGTCCTACAGGAAAACCACCATTAGGTCTGTTTGAAATAGCCAGGTCTAACAAAGTGGATCCGGTTGAGACCCACTCTGTCAAATCTGTTGGAGTTTCCTCTTGCCCATTTAAGAAATGGGCTGCTTTGAAGTCTTTAAACTTTTTGTTGAGACTATCTGCAAGCTGTGTAGCTAGTTCGTCCCGTCCAGAGATTTCATCTGGTGTTATTGACTTCTTTGCCATGAGGATTAGGAGTTAAAAAGTTCGTCGAATGCTGAGTTAATGTCCTCTACTTTAGTAGCGGTAGAGGCTGACTTAATTTGTGCTTCACCTTTTGGAGGTGTTGGCGCATCTGCATTTGTATCAGGGTTCAACCACTTTTCAAGTACTTCGGTCATTTCTTCATAAGAAAGCTCTGTGAATAGTTCGGTTATATTCTTTTGACCATTAACAATCAATCCAGCAATCTCCTTATCTGTTGTTGCAGGTGTTGTGTTTGGCTTCACTCTCACTGCATAGCTCGGGAAAGCTCCTTCTTTTTCCGCAGGAGTGTGTTCTATGGTAAGGTCACGACCGTTTACAAGATCAGAAATGTCTCCGTAGTCAGGATCAGAAATTACACCAAGCAACTCTTGGTAGATCTGCTTACCGAAGCTCCAAAACTTAACACCCTTATCTTCCTCTCCACGAATGATTACTGGAGCAAACACTCTGAACTTAGGTTCAATTTTTTTACCAAGCTTAAAGTCATCTTTGTTTCCTGAGCGTTTCAGCTTCTCAGCAAATTCTACAATAGGATCCGGACGTCCAAATGACGTTGGAGATACCATTGTACGTTTTCCGATTTCGTAGTGAAAGTAAAGTTCAATAAACGGATTATCCTTAACATGAGCGTAAGGGACAATACGTACTTGGCTTTTACCCACGGGTGGTTTCCATATGAAGTCTGAAGCTCCACTACCACCAGAAGCACTCTTCTGCATTTGTTGCAGACGGCTTTTGATTGCATCTAAATTAATTGGCATTTTGTAACTTTTTATTTATTATACTTAACTATACGTAATTTTTATATATGAGACAACTCTTTTATCTGAATTGTTTTGTATGCGTCCCCATTTGATAGTAGTAAACTATCTTTGTAATCTGACCAATTTACCATATACGATTTGTCTAAAAATCCACCATTCAATGCTCTAATTAAGGCGTTTAAAGCGTTTATGCTGTATAAGGTGTTTGTTTCTCTCTTTCGATTGATTGATATGGTGTCTCTCATTTTGTGAGTATTGTTATTGACATTGTACACACATACAATATCATTCTCACTGTGAACATACATATAACATTTTAAATTTGCAACATCATTATCGTATGATTTATGAATCACACCAATGCAGTACGGTAAGTCTTGCAAAGTTGTAAAGGTACATAGTAGCTGCGGTCTCATCTATTACTTCTTCTCAATTGCGTCTAATTGTTTTTGTAGTCCAGCTTTTTGCAGTTGTAGTTTTGCTATTTGATCATCTAGCTTTGCCATTTGCTGTTGCAGTTGTGCTGCTTTTGTGTTATCGGCAGCCGATCCTGCACTTTCCAGTTCATGTAACATTTTTCTGAAGGTGCCGTAGTCTAGCGCTGCGTAATCTATTTTATTATCTTCCATGAGACTAATCCATTTTCTTATAATTATCTCCAATCTTAGTCTTAAAGGGATATTTGCTTGGGATTATTGATAATAGTATATCACACAATATCTGCTCTTTTCCTTGTGGAATATCAAATAAAACACTATCATATGTGTACAAAACGGGCAGAATGTCTTCAGGTAGTTTTGCAAACACTTGCGAAAGTAGTAGAACATTCTGTTCTGTTTCGTGCAGCTGTATAAAGTAGTTTAGTAATTTTGTAGGAGTTGGATCTTCTATGTTAGATACTTTACGCTTTGAGTATATGCTTGAAACGTATCCTTGTTGTTTGTAAGTTTTCCACAAAGCATCGGTCAGTACTTGTATTCGTTGGTAATACTCTATTCCTTGGTACTGCCTACTAACTCCACCATATAGCTGTCTAAATGTCATTTCTTTTGCTTGCGCAATCTGTTCTTGAGTTGGGTTATTACCAAAGTACTGCTTTGCTAAATGCTCGTATATATTTTCAGTATCCGCAATTGCATATTTAGTTAAGTCTGCTAGTATCCTTGGATGGTATGATGTAAAGTCAATTTCTACCAACTTACCTTGAGGATATCGTGATATAAAGCACTGTCGCGTATTGTCGTCTCTATTTAACGCTGCGTAATTAACACCAGCAAACCTATTACTTGGCCTACCAGTTGAAGTAAATAAATTATACTTAGTGTAAGCTTTGTTGCCTTTAACATAACCATTGTTGCCAAATGTATGCTGATATAGCTCTAAATCAACTGCTATTCCATTTTTTTCAATAGCGTGATAGACTTGCTTCACTGTTGTGTAGTACTCATTTGACGTCTGTTGATCTATTGGTATTTTATTTACTAATTCGCGATAGTGTTGTTGTAGCTTAATAGGATCTATTACCAAATTTGAACTTGCTGGTCCTAATTTTTTTCTATAGAAACTACTTAGCATACTACTATCGTACTCTGGAATTGTTCCGTATTGGAGGTAGCTGTTTACTGTTGCATCCTCCATGTTTGATGTCATTTTATAGTTGTTGTATGATAATATATCGGAATCTACAATATAGCATTTGTTACTTGTTGCAAAAGTTTCATACGGATCCACTGTAAACAAAGCTTCGGGATGCTCCATTAGTATGGTAAACTCTTCACCATCTACAACTTTGATATACCATCCTATGACAACGCTATCAACTAAATGCTTTATGGGATTTTGTACAATAGCATGACACACTATTGTCTGGTCTATTATCTGTCTTTTGTATTGTTCGTACTGATGGGCAAAGTCTACTATCACAGTAGCAATATACTACCTAAAGGTCAGTTCAGCAAACTCAGTAAAGTTTTTAAATGCAAATACTATTACTGGGTACTTTACAGCTAGTTTTGATATTGTGTTCCTGTTTTGGTTTTCTACACTAAGAATTATTCCACCTTGCGTTGGGTAGTCTTCTGCATCTCCAGTAATTACCCATTTTATTTTGTGTAAAGTATACAATCCAGGATCAATTCCGCCAGGGCCACCAAACAAATCAGCTGCTTTAGATGTTATTTCTGTAGGCGACTTGGTAAGCTGCAGATTGTGCGTTACTACATATCTGAAGATGTAGCCAGCTTTGTAATCCGTTTCGCTTGGGGTTGGTCTAAAGTATTTTGGTTTTTTGTATGTACGAACTTTTTGTTTGAACTCTGTAATCTTATCGTAGGTAAAAGTAGTGTACTTATCGTATACTATAGGCAACAATTCCTTTAATTCACTATTATTTGGTTTTCCAGTGTATGGCTTACCATTTGCTATATGATAAACCCCCCTATACATTTGACCAGTTTGTTTTACAGTGAACTGATTGCCTTTTGTATAATAAGCTATACCTTTGCTGTTTATGTTGAATTTACTTATTCCAGTTGCCATGTCAATTAAAATTTAGTCCTAGCTACGGTATTTACTGTCGTTACCCAATCTTCCACTGTTAAGGTATGCTCTACAGCAGTTACTTGAAAAATTAAACTATTTCTAACTTCTTGAGGTAATCTATCACACGAAACAACTTGCCCCCATCGAAATCCACTAACTCCAGTAAAAGTTGCGGAAAACTGTATCGGCAGTAGTGGTGATGTACAATACGAAGTTGCTGCTGATAATGCGTCTAAGTCGGCTTTTTGTTTTTGTTCCATTAGATAGTTTCTGGCACTGTTAATGGTTAATCCAACAGCTTCTTTTTGTAGTGCAGCTACTGGATCCTCAGTTTGGTTACTTTCTTGGCATACTTCCGTTTCACAAGTCTTTGGTCTATCTCCAACTGCTGGTTTCCCTAAACTTTTTTTACCATCTTGTGTAAAAATTAAAAACCTAGTTGCACAGGGCTTATTGTTTGCTATACCTTTACCAGTTTGGTTTCTCTGTGCACCATATAATGCCTGCGTTTTCATTGCATCTGTTGGCTTAAACTCCAACTGTATGTTTCTACAAAAACCGCTATTTGCTGGTGCAGCTCTTATTATAAATGTGTCTACAGCGTTACTAGCGTCATTTGCGTCTATTATCTTTAGAATTGTTGGTGCATCTTCATCTTCATTATCAATTGATGCGTCTAGTAATTCTAACTCCCACACATTACCACACGCAACGTTAATGTCCTTTAGTAACGCACTTATTGCTGATACTAATCCTGCTCCATCTGGATTTTGACTAAATTCCTTTGCTCGCTTGTTTAGGTGCACAGTGCTTATCATTATATCAACTAATCGCACTTCTTGATCAGATATAAAGCAATTGCCACTTGCTTGTGGGAAACCTCCCTCGCCTACAAAACTATCAATCAAACTTCCTACTCCAATTCCAGTATCAAATCCAGCAATGTTTATATTTAAGTAATCAGTCCATTCTGTAGGTTCTTCAAATGTTAAACCTCCTCCTGGTAAGATGCATACACGTGGATCTGCACTAAACCACTTGCTTCCGTTTTGTAATGGTGTTTTTAGTATAACATCGCTTGAATCTAATATATAAGAAGCAGGTTTTCCAGTAGATCCCCACTCCTGACCACTCAACCTTGTTAACATAGCTTCAACAGTGCCCCATGATACAAAGGTTTCGCGAGCATCTAAGTCAGCATCTATCCATAAAAAGCCTGATGTATCCTCAGTTCCGTCAAAATCACGAGAAAACCCAGGGTAAGCTATTTCTTCTGCTAATAAATTTGGAGCTCCTTGTAGTGATGATATCCTATTAAGATTTGCTGGATCCTCAAATACTTGTAGTAGCGCTGCCTCTAGGTCAGATGTTTTTTCAATTACCTCTTGTTTTTCATCGTTTCCTTCAGCTGTTTGTCCTGTGATTTCTTTTTTACAGTTGCATTCTTGACTTACGTGCACTACGCTTGTCTCAGCAACTGCGTCAGCTGCTCCTACCAACGTTAGTGTAATGTCCCATGCATTTATATCCGGTACTAGCTTTACATCCCATCCAAGCACTCTTCCTTGAAATCCTTCGTATGTTGGATTACTGTTAGATAACTTTTGCATTCTACGAATTGATTTGCTATCTAAATCTTGTCCTGTAATTGGTGATGGGGATGGTTTTCCATCACTATCAACACTCCATCCAAATTGAACTCTGATGGACATATCTGGAATTAAATAATCGGCTGAGAATTTGTTGAAGTAGTTGTCATCAAAGATTGTAAGATCTAAGGTTGCTTGCCTGGTTGTTCCGAATTCACCCTTTGCACCTATTTTAAATCCTCGTATAACAATATTAGGTCTATTGTCTATATTATATGCGTCTCGAAAGGTTTTAAAATCTTTAAGTACCAAAGCCTCATTAGCTCCTTCAGCCATTGAACTAACATGAATCCAAGTCTTAGCTTCTCCTAAGCTTGGATTCCACTTTCTAACACCACGAGCAATTAACTCACTCCGAGTACTTGATGGCACTTGCTTTAGTGAAAACGGATTTCCCATAACAATTTTAACTATTAAGATCTATAAACATTTGTTGTATTTTGGCAGGATCTGCTGGGATTCGTAATTGCGATCCTTCTTGTATTGCCAGTCCTCCTTTGCCTAGGTTATTAGCATGCGCTATGATCCACCAATAATTAACCTCTCGGTAAAATTGATAAGCCAATAAATCTAATCTATCTCCAGGAGTTGTTCTTACGTAGATATCTTCCTTGGTAAATGGTATATTAGGATATATGGTTGTTGGTAACCTCCTACGACCATCTTGCTTATCAACTGTTGTTGGTATGTTTGTATATCGTCCAGACATTATGCGTAAAATTTACCATTATATGTTAACAACTGATCGTTGTGCATAGCTAAAGGTGTTAAATCTAAACTAACATTATAAGACTGCGGTAGTTCGGTATCTACGTCCCAAGATAGGTCAGCAATCTCTAGATCGACCTTTACACTAGTACACGCACAACGTATTTGTTTTAGCATTCCTACTACAGATACTTGGACAATAGGTCCTTTAATGTAATCGCCAGATCTTTGTCCGACACTGCAAATGTTCATTAGCTTGTTTATTTTGTCTAACAAATTTTTTGCATTCAAATTACTATTTGAAAAATCCCTAGATCCTGGCATTGCTATTGCTGTAAATGCTAGGCCTATCTGTCTTGTAGATCCAACAAACACCTTAAACGTATCTTGTTGGCCTATGTGCTTAAAGTCTTGGTATGATGTGTTAACACTATCAGCGTATGTCTTTATAAAAGCATCAAAAGTAACCTCATCACTATCGCCTTTAATTATTATTTTTGATGATGGTCTAATTTGGTCTGCAGTTGCTGGCTTTGCTGCATTGTCTATTATTTGCTGATAGCTACCTATGTCTTCATAAATTTTATAGGCTGTGCTAGAATTAAAGCCTTTTTTATAGTCTTTAATTTTATCCTCGTTGATTTTCTTTTTTAGTAAATCTACAATTATTGTTTCGTCATTTGAACCTAAAGCCTGTGCAATCTCTACGTTTTTATTTAACTGTCCATCTTTATCAACCAAATCCTTTACGGAACTATTTGGGGATAGTGCGTCTTGTTTGGTCAAGTCAGCAAACTTTGGATCTGTTATTAGTGGTTTTAATTGATCGGATATATCGTCTGCACTAATTTGATTTAACAACCCTATAGCGTTCTGTTTTGTTTCTTTTTGTGCATATGGCTGCGTGTTTTGGTAAAACCGATTTTGACCAACATCACCAGCGTTTTCATACTTATCTAAAGATCCTCCACCTACAGAATAAGTTATTCCAGTTGTAAGATCAGCTTTAGTATAGCTTGTTTGACCTCCTAATGGATTAAGTAACGCTACGATTAGTGAAGATCGCGGATCTACTATTTCGTGCCCTCCGTGAGACCCATATGTAGCATCTCCAGGAATTTCGTTTTGTGGATCTTCGCTTCCTTGATATATTTCAGGAGTAACTTGTAGCACCAATGATCCTAATACAAAAGTTGCTGTTCTTAGCACAGCACCACCATGCTTGGCAACTGCACTATCTTCGTCAATGCTTGGTGGAGTTGACAGTGTTGGTGTAACGCCATCTCCTTGAAAAATAGGACCACGCAAATCTTTTACATCTGTGATGCTCGACTTTTGAAAAGTGTTTGATACTCTGTATCCTTGATTAACTTCAGCTGCGGGTAGTGTTGGTACTATCAAACTACCTCTGCTATTTCCAATTTGAACTATACCCTGCGGTACTGTTGTTGGCGTATCTTCTGTTTCTATTGCGCTACGTTGCCTTGTTCCTGTGCCAATAATGCCTTGTTCCATTTGCACTTGCTCAACCGACTTTGGCTGTGTGAACAACTCACCTCCTTGTTGTGGTGTAGTTTGTTTCTTTTTTGGCAAATCCGCACTTCCCTGCTGTATGTCTTCTGTTGGCTCTGTTGTTGGTGTTGTGCTATACAACTGTCCTCGCATTTCAAAAACACCATTTTCTTCTAACTTTTCTAACGATGTTGTTGGTTTTTCTAAAACAATGCTACTAAATAATACACCTTTATCGTTTATAATTCCTTGCCTAACCTCTACATTACGTACTGCTAATGTTGGGTTTGTGCTACCTTGAGTTATTCTGCGTTTAATTTTAATTGGCGAAGTACTTCCTTGCTCAGTAATTGTTTTACTTTTTGTTGGCTTTGTTAGTGTTTCTGGAATAGGTCGTTCACCTAGTGGTGGCATTTTTTTTATACGAATGTACTTTGTAAATACATCACTTAAAAAGTATTGTGCTAGATGCGCTGTGGTGCCTAATTTTGTTTGATCAATTCTGTCTGATAAGTTTATACTTGTTCTAAACTTAGTATTTGTTGGCTTATTAGTTGCTGTATCGCTAAGAAAAAACTGCGCTAAGTGATTTGTTGTTTGTAGATTAGGCTGCGTATACCTATCGCCCAAATTTAACTTATCCGGAAACGGTGTGTATGGTTTTGCTACTACTTGTAGTTGATTTGGTTGCGCTTGTATAGGCGTTGGAGTTGTTGGAACACCTTGGTTTATTGTTGGATTAAAAGACTGTATGTCTGGTCTAACCAAATTAGCCAGTCTATCTAAGTTTGCAAAAGGTCTGTTTCCTGCCATTATCTAACTCCACTAGTGTTCATTACTAAACGCAATACTTCGCCAACTTTTCTACCATCCATGTTAATTACACCACCGCCAGCTATTTCAGACCGTAGTCCACGGATCTCATCTATAAGTATCTTCATACTATCATCTTTAGCACTTTCGTTGCTAGCTTTAGTTGTTGTTTGTTGCTGTGTGGCTTGTCCACCTCCACCTTCTCCACCAAGTATTCCACCAAGAGCTGTTAAAGCTGGTGCAACTGCTGCTAATCCCACTAATGCTCCTATTATTGGCATAGCTGCCATTCCAGCATAAGACATCAACGCTAATCCTGCACCAATTGCTGCAACCGCTCCACCCACCATTGCTAATGAAGATGCCACTGTACTTAACGCTGTAAGGGCTCCTGTGACACCTTGTACTGAATTTACTAGCTGTTGCAACACTAGTAGTGCTGGTGTCATTAGTAGTACAGCTGCACTTACTGCCAATAAGCCTGGTGCAGCAAATAAAGCTGCGGCACCAAATACAGTTAGACCGGCTGCAGCTGCTGTTAATCCTATACCAAGGACACCTAAACTAAGTCCAAGTGGTATTAAAATTTGCCAGTTATTGGCTACTGTTGTAAAAATTTGAGTAAAACCAGCTGCAACTGCTCCTATAATAGCTGGTAGCATCTCTAACGCTTTCATTAGCACGTTGCCGATTACAGTTGCTACTGCAGTTATTACTTCGCCAAAAACTTTGAATGCTGGGGTCGCCATCCACAAAGCTAGACCTAATGCTAATATAATTGGAATAGCTGGAATCATCGCTGATCCAGCAGCTCCAATAGCTGTTCCAAATGCTACAATACCAGGAGCTGCTCCAGCACCGGCTGCACCGGCTGTTGCGGTGTTTATTCCAAAAAGAGATAGCAATCCATTTGCTACTCCTAAAACTATGTTACCAGCACCAACAATAATATTGCGTGCTAGCGTCACTGCGTTTAACGCTATTGTGGCTAAAACTCCTCTACCCTTTGTAGCAGTGCTTGTGTTTTCTATAGTATTTTCAGCTGTAGTCACTCCTATACCAAGCAATCTACCTAATCGTCTAGCGTTTTCTTGAAAAGTTTGTACGGAGGTTAATCCTGTATTTTTTTGCTTAGATGCACCACTTACGTTTTCTGATAAGGTCTCTGTTGCTGTTGTACCAATACCTAAAAGCCTACCTATACGCTTACGAGCTTCTATTGCTGTTTGTGAGATAGTTGTGCCAATGCTTTTTTTATTGGCAAGATCTTTTGTGTTTTCTACTGCAATTTCTGTAGTTGTTGTTCCTATTCCTAATAGTTTTGCAATGCGGTTTTTAAGGTTGACACCCATCTGCATTAGAGTTGTGCCTATTCCTTTTTTCTTTGTGAGCTCGTTGTTTAACTCTGATTGTGTCTCAAGATTTGTAACACCAATACCTAGTAATTTTGCAATACGGTTTTTTACGCTAACTGCAGTTTGCCCAATTATAGTAAGTATGCCTCTTTTTTTATTACCTTCGTTAAGTTGATCAGCGCCCATATCTTTCATCGTAGCTATTCTATTAGCTTCTTTTGCTGCTCGTAATGCTCCAAATTGTATAATAGTCTGCCCTATTCCTAGTATCATTAACCCATTTTGGGCTGCAAAGCCTAGGACTGCTCCTCCATATTTCATTATACCGCCAATAGCGTTTTCGAGCATTGATGAGTTTTCTCCAAAGTACTTCTGCTCCATTTGCTGAGCTTCGTTAAATTTAGTTAATTCCTCAACAGTCATACCCATTGCTTCAGCTAACTTTTTCTTTTGAAGAACATTCATATTATCTAAGCTGCCAACTTGTCTCATAATAGCTGTTTGTTCTTCCATAATTGCATTAGCATCTCCAGACAATGCAGCTGCTCTAAGCCTATCAAAATTCATTGACTTGCCTATCAATAGACTAGCTTCCATTTGTGCATTTATACTGCTTTCAAAATCCAATGTTTTTTCAGCTGCGTTTAGTATACTACTTAACTCAATTCCCATTCTTTTTGAACTAGCAGCTGCTTTTGCAAAACCCTCTGCTCCACCTTTGCTGTAGACTGCCATAAGTCCAGAATTTTTTGCCATTTCTTTCATAATTGCAGATGGCAACACTCCCTTCATTTGCCCTACTCTTTTAGCAGTCTCTCCAAAATTCTTTGCTGTGTCTGCACTTTCACCGGGCATACGGCTGATAGCCATTGTTAGGTTAACAGCTTCTTGTTCTGCTAAACCAAACTTAGTAGCCATTTCACCTATCGTGTGTCGTTGATCCTTAGTTAGTACATTCATTGTACCGTATTGGGCAATTATTTCTTTATTAACTCCGCTTACTTTACTAAGACCTAACACACTCATTACTGATATTCCGTCAGCCATTACATGGATAGCTTCGCCAGCTTGCATACCGCTATCTACCAATTCGTGCATTGCATGATTAGCTTTGTGGAGTCCAATTCCAACTTGAGCTGCTGCAAACATTCCAAGAGCTTTTGGATCCTTTGCTAGTTCTTTAGAAAAATCAAGAGTTTGCTTTATTTTGTCCTTTATCTTGTCGTGAGATTCTCTAATCTCTTTCATCCGCTTTGTTGTCAGCAGTTGAAGTTCTAAATCTTTTTTTCTAAAGTCTATTGACTTTTCATTTGTTTCTAATGTTTCGAGAGCTATATCCTTTTGGATATCAGATAAAGCTCTTCCTTTACCTAGCTGCTCAACTACATACTTAGCGGCTTCACCTTCATACCCCTTTACTTCAGCTTGTAGTTTGTACAAATCTAACTCAGCTGATAGTAATGACATAGCACTCTTTCCAGCTTCCCCTTCTGTTGCTGCTAGCTCTATGAGATCTTTGCGAGCTTTAATGTTATCTTGCACAGCTTTGTTAACATCAACTTGCTTAAAGAATATTAAATTAGAGTGTTGCAAAGTCTCTTGCATTAACTGATTTGATGCTTTATAGCTATCCTTATATTTCTCTTGAAACTTAGCTAGCTCACCTTGCGCTTGATATCGTTCTTTTAACTTCTCACTTTCTTTCTCTGATAATTTTAGCGTTTTAAACGTTTCATCGTTTTGTATCTCTTGAATAGATTGTCCCTTTTTTAATTGTGCAACAACAAAGTCTTGTAGTTTTCCAGTTGCACCTATTGACTCAGCTTGAGCGTCTAGTAACTGTCTACCATCTTGTAAATGCTCGTTTATTGCTAACAAGGCATCTTCATGCAATTTAGTTTGGCTAGCTTCGTCTTGTAATGTTGCAAGTAACTTTCTCCTACTGCTTATAGCTCGCGAGTAGTAGCCTTGCTCCATGTTTTGTTTTTTGGCTAAATGATTGCTCTCAAACTCAGCATACTTTTTAGTTAGCAATGCATGCTTTTGTTCTTCTGTTAAGCTTTTTAACTGTTGCTTAAATTCCTTATCTGCTAATAAATTTAGCAAGTCTGCATTTGCTTTTTCTTTTATTTGGACAGTTGCTTTTGCGCTATAAGATTTTTTTATTGCTTGCTCAACAGCTTTTTCAAGCTCCAATACCTTACTTACTGCAGCTGTACCTGACTCATATGTGCGATTCAACTCACCCTGTCCACCTGTAATAATACCTACGAGGTCGTCTAATTGTTTGTAAGTTAATTTGCTTTTTTCTAGGAAGTTATAAAACTCTTTTGCAGGTTGTATTTTTGCTGCTTCTAATTCTGCTAGGACTTTAGACTTGTCGACAACAGTTGATAATGCTGCTGTTTCACTAAAGCGACCTTTTGTTGTTTTATTTGTAATTTGCTCTAATTCTTGAGCACTTTCTGTTGACTGTTGTATTAAATCTTTTGCTTCTTGTAGTGGAGTTGTATCGATGGTTAATACGTTAGCTTGTAATTTAACTGGATTGACCTTAGCAACTTCCTCTTTTATAAGCGTGGTATCTACTTCAGTCACAAGAGCTTGTAATCCTATTAGATCTATTTTTTTAACTTGCTCATCAATCGCCTTAGTGTCTACACTTTCTACAACAGCTTTCAGTTCTGCAGCTGGTAGTTGTTTTTTAATTATGCTGGTGTCAACAGACGTAATTGATGCTTTTAGGTCTACAGGGTCAAGCTTACCCATCTGTGTAGCGTCAATTGATGAAATTGATGCTTTTAAGTCTACGGGCTTTAGTTTGCTTGCTTGAGCTTCTACAGCTTTTGTATCAATTTTTTCTAACTCAGTTTTAAGCTTTAACGGTGGTAACTTTACTTGGTATGCTTTAGCAATGTCCTCAGCTGCATCTTTTTCCATTCGCTTCGAGGCAACAAGCTTATCAGCAACCTCTGTTATTCTTTTGTAGAGATCCGCTGTTATTGTTGTTTTTTTATTAGCTTGCTCTGTAAGATTGATTAAGGTACGAACTAAGTCTCCAGCTTTTTCTAGCGGTGTAGCATCTAATGTTGGTGTCTTTATTTGCTGCTGTGTGGTTTTTTGAAGCTCACTAAATTTACTTTTGTCTAGTGTAGGTGCAACGGTTACCTCACCTATACCCTTTTGTAAGGTTTGTTTTGCATTTGAAGCAAGTTCTTTAATCTTTACGTCGTTAGATTTTAAAAGATTACTAACGTCCACCCTACCTAACCCTTTAACTAAGTTTTTATTTAGCGGACTGAAGTCGTATGTACTTAACACGCGAGTGATTGCTTTTGCCATATTATTGGCTAAGTCAATGCCAATGTCATTGCCTTCCTTAGATGCTTTTCCTTTTGCCATCTATTAGCGTATCTGTTTGATTAAACTATTCACTTTACTCTTAAACCCACTATTAGTAGCGTAGCGCTTGTTAAACGCATTTACCATAGCATCTCTTGAAACTCCAACTTGCCTCTTCATTGCTTTGATTTCTGGATCGTCTTGTAGATTAGCTAATAGAAAATCCCTATGCTTGTCTACAATTGCATTTGCAACTCCTTGCGCTACACCAAAAACAAAATCAAGCAATCCTTCCTCTAAATTTACATTGTGGATTTCCTCTTTAATTAAGTTGTGGAATTGATCTCTTGTCATTGTGACTTGCGGTTTTCTTATAAATATCATTTAAAATGAAAAGCCAGCTATTGCTGGCTTATCTTCTGCTTGCCTTTTTTACTGCTTGCTCTTGTGCTTCGTGCTCTTGTTTAAGAGTATCAGCTAACTTACTATAGTAATACCTTCTTTGGAATACTGGCATATTGTATAGCTCAGTGTAAGTAAATCCCATTTTTCCGTAATACATCAGATCAAAGATCTGGTCGTAGAGTAGGGGTCGGTAATCAGACCCCAGGCCAAAAAAAGCTCACCGTGATGGGCACAGCCATCTTATGATTCGTATGCCCACAATTTTCACATTCGTAATTAAACGAAGTGTCAATGTCTGGTGTAAGCTTTTTTAAGTACTCACGCAGTGCTAGGCTATCTCGTGATAGCATATTTTGTGAAAACTTATATATTTCTGCACCGTCTGTGTTGCCATCTATAGCTACAATCATTTGCCTCAGTCGTGTAGTAAGCTCAGGATCTACTCCTGTTAGCTTAGCCATTTTTTTTGAAGCTTTAAGATTCTCATTGATAATTTTATCATCACCATGCGTTAAGAACTTTAGTGTCAAAGTTTTTTTAGTCATTGGTAGTGTAAAATCAAAAGTTGTTTTTCCCTTAACAAACTGACTCCAATCTACAGATTTCTCTTCAAAAGAAGATAGATCAATGTAGTCTGTTTGTTTGCTTTCACACGCAGGGCATGTTATTTCTGCCTGGTAAGCGTTACCATACGCTAACACACGGGCAGCTATAAACAAAGCGTTCTTATCCATTAACAATAGATCATCATATCTTACTTTAGTCACAATAAGCGATTGCAAAAGCTTGTCTATGACAACACCTTGCTTAATCAAGCTTGCTGAGCTGAGGATATCTTCTTCCTTAGCTGTCATGTACTTGATTTCAATTGTTCCTTCTGCTAGTGGATGTCCTTCTGGATAGAAGTATCCTTTTGACGGTAGAGGAATTATCTCTGTGGGACCATCGTAGTTACCTACATCAACGTTTGTAACATACTCTTTTGTAAATTGCGATTTCAAATCGTCATCCGATATAACCGGTCTTTCGCCTGCTTTAGGCAATCTCGTTTCACTCATGTTTAATAACTTTAATAACTTTATTATAAATATACGCTATATAAAAAGTAAAGCCAACATTTCTGCTGGCTTTAAATAGTTTTGTGTGTGAGTATTAGTACTCCAATACACAGAAGTCTACAGCTAAGGTGAGCTGAATCTCCACTTGAGTTTCAGTTGCCCAATCAAGGTCACCAAACTGAGCAGTTTTGATATACGCACCTCTAACTTTCCAGTTTTCAATTTTATCACCTACAGGACCCAATACAAAAATATCGAAGTCTTTTTTGTAGAAATCAGCGTATCCATCACGACCAGTTACTGATTCGTGTGCAGTTCTAATCCACTCCATTACACTCTGTGCTCCTGATGGTACGATTGGATCGTAAAGGGTCATTGTGATATCTCCCCACTTACACTTTCCTTTTACCTTACGAATGAGGTTGATGTGGTCTAATACTACCTCACCACACTCAATTTGAGGACGTGAGCATTTCTTCATAATGAATGAAGGAACGCCATCTACTTGGAGTATAAAACGGTTCTGTACCTTTGGTTCGAAAGGTGTGTAGAACATTTTGTCGTTTTCAATTAAATTTGCCATGTTTGTATGTTGTTAGTTGTTTTATTATAAGTATCTAAGTTATACGTTTTCGAATGATGCACCAGTTGGTAAAATGTTGAAATCTAATATAATAAATTCTGATGATCTAGCTGGTTGCAAGAATATCTGACCATACATTTGATTTCTGTCAATTACGTCTGGAGTGTTATTGGTTTCGTCCATCACTACGCGGAAGGCATACAAGCCTTGACGTGACTTAACTCTGTCGAGATAAGGGTTTACAATATTAAGGAATCTTTGACGAGTTTCTGTGGTATTGTTTTCAAACACCAGGTAGCGAGTAGCACTTGCAATGTATTTTTTCAATGCAATCATCAAACGGCGTACATTGATTCTGTCAAGAGCACTTGGTTTAGATTGTAGAGTTTTCTGTCCCCATACACATACGCCCTGGTTAGGGAATGTTGCAAGTGGGTTGATTTTATTCTCATACAATACGTCTCTTTGTGAGAAAGTAAGCTTCTGCTCAACGTCTACAGCTTCTGTTATTCCGCCCCTATTCAAACCAGCTGGAGCAAACCATTCATAAGCCACTGTATCATTGTAAGCATATACTCCTGGCAATACTACGCTAGGTGGTACCCATACTGGTTTGTTGCGAGTGATATCCATAATCTTAACCCAAGGCCAGTAGCAAGCTGCATAATTTGTATCTAGATTAGCTGATCCTATTGCTGCTATTGCATCGCCTAACTGCATTCCTTGCTTAACTGGATCTACAATTATGAACGTATCGCCTCTGTCTTCTGCTACTTCAATAACTTTCTGAACCACTGCTGGGTGATCAGTTGCGTTTATTCCTGGGGTTACAATCATATTGATGTCAAACTCCTCACCATTACCTATGATTCCCAATGCCTTAAAGTAAGCACGTGAACCACTTGTATTTGAAGTAGAGCAGTTGAATCCAAAAATATTGTTTGATTGTATGTCAGCACCTACTTTTCTTGTGAGTGAAATATCCAATCCATCATATCCATCTTGCAATGGTAGTGTGAATTTTGCAATGTTAGATATATCCAATCCTTTTAGGATAGATGCAGAAACACTACCGCTAGGTACAAATCCAGTAGTTCTATCGTCCACTGATGATGCACTTGGGTGTATAAAGCAATAGTCAAGATTAAAGTATCCATTAGCTCCAGCTGTGGTACCTGCTGGTACTGGCTTCAAGTAGTTTGCATTATCTGCTGCTGTGAAGTCCCAACCGTAGTAAGCTTTTGTATTGTAGAATCCGTTTATCACAGTTTCGGTACCTGCTGAACCAGTTGCTGATTCGTTCTTTCGGTTTGTGACGTATTTAGCTACTGGTTGGTTATAGCTGCTAGATATTGTCTGCATTACTGGTGTAAATCCGTACGGTCTGTAAGATGCTGGAATTCCTTTTTCTGCCACATCGTCGGTTACTTGTACGTAGATATACTTGCTTCTGTTTTCATAGTTACCGGCATAGGTAATTGTGTTATCGCTGTTAATTACAACGTACCTGTCACCAATTCTTCTGCATATGTAGTTTACAGAATCCGGATCCAAATTACATCCTACGAATGTTTCAAGAACATTAGGTCTTTGGTCTGTGTCATTGTAAGCACGTACTAGTACGGTAAATGCACCGTATTCAGAAGCTTGGTCATCTCCAGGCATCAGTGTGTTAATTATACTCACTTTGCATGCAGTATTACCATCTGCTCCTTCTCCTTGGAAGATAAACCTAAATAAGTTTTGAGGATCTTGGCCTTCTAGTAGCTGTGAAGTCACATAGGGAGTTGCTGCTTTTCTAGCTGCACCATAAGTTGCTCCTGCTAAGTTTAAGGTCGCTTGTGTTGAACTTGATTCAAAAGTAACAGTTGCATTAGGATTTCTAGTTAAGAATTCACTAAACCAAGTGTACATAAAAGTACGCTTATCCCCTACAACTGAAGTACCTAATACTTTGTCAAAGCTTATTGTTGAGGTTGGTACTACAGAAGCGCTAAAGGCTTGCGATGCTACACCACCACCAACAAGAACTACTCCAAAAGAGTCTTGTCCTGATGCTGGTGATACTGTTGATCCAGTTAAGTTGTATCCATCTGCTTTGCCAACATTAGCACTTATGTGAATGGATCCTACTACTCTACTAACACTTCCTGTGCTAGCTATGATGTTGACCATTCCTGTTGAGTACCCACCATCTTGAACTACACGCACAACTATTACGTTACTTGCATTACGTAAGTAGCTTTTGACAGTGTATGGTACGTAAGTGGTTTCATCTAGATCACCAAATTTAGCTTTGAAGTCTTCAAAGTTGGTAATCATTGTTGGTGTAAAAGCTGGTCCTCTATTTGTAGGACCTATTACTACTGCACCTATTGAGGCTATGCCTACCGGTAGAAAAGATAAATCTTTTTCGTTTGTAAAGACACCAGGACTAACTATTTTTTCGGCCATTGTATTGTTGTATTATTTTATTATTAAGCGTTTTCAAATGATGCACCAGTTGGTAGGATATTGAAGTCCAAGATAATGAACTCAGAAGATCTAGCTGGTTGCAAGAATATCTGACCGTACATCTGGTTTCTATCTATTACATCTGGTGTGTTGTTTGTTTCATCCATTACTACACGGAAAGCGTATAATCCTTGGCGAGACTTAACTCTATCAAGGTAAGGATTCACGATGTTTAAAAATCTTTGGCGGGTTTCCGTAGTATTGTTTTCAAATACTAAATATCTGCTAGCACTTGCAATGTACTTCTTTAACGAGATCATTAAACGACGCACGTTAATCCTATCGAGAGCACTTGGTTTAGATTGCAATGTCTTTTGTCCCCATACACATACTCCTTGATTTGGGAATGTTGCAAGTGGGTTAATTTTGTTTTCGTATAAAACATCCCTTTGTGATAAGGTTAGTTTTTGTTCTACGTCAACAGCCTCAGAAATACTTCCTCTGTTTAATCCGGCTGGAGCAAACCATTCAAATGATACACTATCGTTAAACGCGTATACTCCTGGTAACACCACGCTTGGTGGTACCCACACTGGCTTATTACGGGTTATGTCTATGATTTTAACCCAAGGCCAGTAGCAAGCTGCGTAGTTTGTATCAAGGTTAGCGTTGCCTATTGCAGCAATTGCGTCACCAATTTGTTCACCTTGTTTAACCGGATCCACAATCACAAATGTATCACCTCTATCTTCAGCTACTTCGATAGCCTTTTGTATTACTGCAGGGTGTTGAGTTGCATTTGGGCCAGGCATTACAATCAAGTTAATATCAAACTCTTCGCCGTTACCTATAATTCCTAATGCTTTAAAATAAGCTTGTGTGCCTGCTGTGTTTGAATTAGAACAGTTGAATCCGCATACGTTTGCGGCTGTTATTGCTGAGCCTACTCTTTTTGGTGCTGCTATGTCTAGTCCATCAAATCCATCTTGCAATGGTACAGTAAACTTTGCAATATTAGAGGTATCCAATCCTTTAAGTGCACTTGCTGATACTGGACCACCTGCTGTAAACCCTGTAGTTCTGTCATCTACTGATGATGCACTTGGGTGTATGTAGCAGTAATCGAGGTTGAAATAGCCATTTAAACCTCTAAGGTCAGTTGGTACTGTTGAACTTGCTGGTATAGGATTTAAGAAGTTGTTGTTGTCGTATGAGGTATAATCCCAACCGTAGTAAGCTTTTGTATTGTAGAATCCGTTTATAATTGTTTTTGCATTTGATCCTGTTAAGCTAGTTGCATATGATGCATTTTCAACGTAGCTTGGGAATGGCATACTTACCGATGCTGATACAAATGGTTGGTAAAGTGGCTCAAATCCATAAGGTTTGTAGCTTGTTGGAATACCTTTTTTGTATACAGCTGCTTGCACATCAACATACACATACTTACTTCTATTTTCATAGTTACCAGCGTAAGTGATTGTGTTATCACTGTTGATTATAACATACCTATCACCAATTCTTCTAGCTATAAAATTAGGAGAATCTGGATCTAAATTACATCCTACGAATGTTTCAAGTATGTTTGGCTTTTGATCTGTATCATCATGTGCACGTACTAATACTGAAAAAGTGCCGTAGTCTGATCCTGGGTCATCTCCTGGTAGTATTGTGTTGATAATGCTTATCTTGTAAGAGGTGTTTCCATCTGCTCCTTCTCCTTGAGCAACAAATCTAAATAATTTTTGCGGATTTTGACCTTCTAGTTTTTGAGTTGTTATGTATGGAGTTGCTGCTTTTCTAGCTGCACCGTAAGTCGTTCCTGTTAGGTCCAAGGTTCCATTAAGAGTAAAGTTTAATAGAGATCCTGCTGATTGTCCAGTTGTTGTATTCAAGAAGTCTTTGAACCAAGTATACAGATAACCCCTCTTATTACTTTTTACAGATCTACCAAGTACCTTTTCCAAACTAATTGCGGAAGTTGATACAGTAGAACCAGATACTATTTCAGCTGTTGGTGCTGCTGTTCCTGATAAAGTAATTCCAAATGAGGATGATATGTTTGCGTCAGTAGGTACTGTTGCTGTTGAGAAGTTTAACCCATTAGCACCTAAAGTTTTTGCACTTGGGTGAATCATACCAACAATACGCTGTACATTTGAACCAGACCAGATTATTGCTATTGGAGTTGTAGAATAACCTCCGTCTTGCATTACACGAACTACAATCACATTACTTGCATTGCGCAAGTAGCTTTTTACTGTGTAAGGTATGTAGGTTGTTTCATCTAAGTCACCAAATTTAGCTTTGAAGTCTTCAAAATTAGTGATTACAGTTGGGGTAAAGGCTGGTCCCTTTGAAGTTGGTCCAATGACAACAGCACCTATAGATGCTATTCCAGTTGGTAAAAATGATAGATCTTTTTCGTTTGTAAAGACACCAGGACTAACTATTTTTTCGGCCATTGTTTTTTATGTTTTTATTTTATAATAAATAGTACAACGTAACCCGAAACTTTAAACTTGATATCAAGCTGTTGGTGTAAACACACCACTCTCTAAATCTATTTCTCCTTTGCCATATTTTTGTTCTAGAGCTTTTGCTAAAGTTTTTTCTTCACTATTGATCTCTAAGATCCTATCTGTTAGTATTTTCTCTTCGATTTCTAAAGCTGCTACTTCGTTTTTTGCATTTTGTAATGCAAGCTTTATTTGCACTAGATTTAAACCTACGGTTTGATAGTTTGTTTGAATTTGTCTAATTTGATCTAACTCCTCTTGTGTAAATGTCTGACTCTCCATTGGTAACTTTTTTAATAAATACTAGTTACCTTTTCCAAAACAAGTTATGTTGATGGAAAATCAGGTGGAGTTTTTCCTAAAGGACGATAAAAAATATCTTCAGTAGACTCATACCAATCACCAACTCCTGCTACAAATTCAGTGTCTTGTTTTAAGTAGTCGTGTGGGAAAGGATATGTGTAAGGTGTTGTTCCATCCCATTCTATATTATCAATTACATAATTGTCTTTTATTACAAACCATTTCATATATTTTATTTTTAATAGTACTCTAATATTGCTAAATAACCACCACTACCACTTCCTCCATTTCCTCCATTTTGGTTTATAGCACCTCCTCCACCAGAAGCACCACACCCAAAACCACTAGCGTTACCACCATTTCCTCCAGCTATAGTTCCTGCTAAATCACCACTACCCCCACCATGGCCTGCAGTACCAAAACCGTAACTAGAAGTAATTGTAGCACTTCCTGAAAATGAAAGTAATGAAATAAGACTAACAAGATTGTTAACTCCATTACTACCTGAGTTAGGAGATACTCCTCCACGACCAGGTACACCTGAAGTGTATAATGTTCCATTAATTAAATATATTCCTGATCCTGATGCTCCATTATTAGTTGCAGCTGCTGTTACTGTACCACCAGCTCCTCCTCCTCCACAACAAACAAATCCATTTCTAGCATGGTAATTAGTTACTACAGAATTTTGTACATATGTTGGAACACGTGCTACTCCGGTTTGATTATTTCCTCCTCCTATTCCTGTTATACGAAATGGACCTTTTAAAAGAGGAACATTTCCTACTGTTGAAGCTCCACCAAAGGCACTACCATTAGTACTAATAGACCCACCTCCTCCTCCAGCACCTCCTGCAGCTATTATATATGTTACTGATGCTGAAATTAATGTTGTTGCTGTTCCACTACTACCAACTGTACCAGCTCCGGCAGATGTAGTTCTACCTGCTCCTCCATTAGTTCCTGCAGATATAGTTATGGTGTACGTACCAGCAGGAATTAAACTTGCTGTATAAAATACAATTGATGCTGCTGCACCAGCCCCTCCTGCTCCTCCACCTCCCCATAAACCAGATGTATTTCTAGCACCACCACCACCACCTCCACCTGCTCCTACAGCTGCAATTTTGACATATTTAACATCTGAAGGTTTAGTCCAAGTACCACTACTAGTATATTCTCGTAGTATAAAATATCCTTTTGATTCAGTTAAATTGTATTCAGTACCGGTAGTGTTTTTAAAAAAAATACTACTTTGAGTAACATATAACAATCCTCCAGCACTGGGAGTAGCAGGAGCAGATTGTGTAACTTGATAAATTGTATTTAAAAACTTAGGCATATTGTTTAATAAAATTCAGTAATGATACATAAACCTGAAGAACCAGATCCTCCGTTTCCTCCGGATACACTTACTGTTAAAGAATAAGCATGACCACCACCTCCCCCTCCAGCACCGTATAATCCTCCATTACTACCATTTCCTCCATTGATACTACCACTTGCAGCACCTCCACCATTACCTCCTCCTCCTAGTCCATATAATGTAGTACTTCCGGTAATTTGTAGAAGTGTTGTTATCATATTGTCTGTTGGTGCTGTAGCATTTTGACCACCACTGCCACTTCCAGGATTTCCTCCATTGTTTACAATTGTGTTAAACTGATACCCAGATGATCCTTTAGAGCCAGAATAAAAAACGGTTTGAAATCCACCTCCATATCCTCCACCTCCACCACCTCTTCCTTTTTGAACATCTAAAGATGCAGCAGAATTTTCTTGAGATGAAGAAATACTCTGAGGATTAACATCAAAAATAGTAGGAGCATGAGTAACAGCTACATCATAAGCAACTCTAGCAGCTGCCTGGCAGCCATTAATAGCATATGGTGGTCCTGCAGGAGTACATGATATTGCATATCCACCAGCAACTGTATTAGGAGTAATAGTAAGATTACCTTTTCCTCCAACACCACCTTTTGCTATTACTAAACTACCAAAAGAAGTATCTCCTCCATCAGAACCAGAATTAGTAGTAATAGTAGTACTTGTTGATCCAACTCCTCCTGCTCCACCTGCTCCTACAGTAACAGTATAACTATTAGCTAACATGCTACCATCAAACGTTGCCCATACAATTGCTCCTCCTCCACCACCACTAGCGGGTGCTGTGTTAGATGCTCTTCTCATAGCACCTCCACCTCCTCCTCCAGCACCAACACAACATATTTCAGCAAATTTTAAACCAACTGGTTTATTCCAAGTATAAGTTTGTGTTGTTCCGTCTCCTATAGCTGAACCAGTGTAATATAGAATACTTATACGACCACGACCTGGGGTTGAAATATCAACTTCTGTGCCTGATGAATTTTTAAAAAAGAATTTATTACTTCCACTAGCATATACAACTCCAAAACCTGAGTTTGGTGTTCCAGGTGCAGATCCTGTAGTTGATAATTGTAAACTTTTTAATATTTGACTCATAACAGTTTTTTATGGTGTTAATTTTGCTTGCGTTCCATCGGAAAATTTTACGTATAAAAATCCATCTGTATTCATGTATAAAGTAACAAATCCACTGCTAGGTGTTTCTATTGACCCAGTAGCAATAAATTGTATTTCTGTTAAAAACTTAGGCATTATACTGATATATATACTACATATTGATTCACTGCTGACACTGGATTTGCAAACACTACTTGTACGCTGTTAGCATCTGGTCTTCTGATATCAGGATATACTGTCTCATAGTTAGTGAAGTTCTCATAAACTGTTACGTGCAAATTCCTTGTGTTAAAGTTGTGCGTTATAGTGTAACTTGCATTTGTTCCGTCTCCAATTATAGAAGAGGTTGAGTTATATGGGTATGTTAAAGCATAGCTTGCTGTTGTTGCATAAGATGCACTTAAAGCAAGATTTGTACTTGTAAATATTGATCCCGTTACATACGAAGCGCTTTGAGCCCAACTTGATGTAGCAAGTACCGATCCTGCACCTCCTGATACAATTAAACTACCAGAGAGTATTGACACATCACCTGAACTACTTACAATCAGTCTTGTAAATCCATAACCTGCATCTCCAGTTCCTGTTCTTAAATTTATATTTGTAGTAGGAGCAGCAGTTCTTGTGCTAATATTAAGGTCTACAGCAGAGTAAGGAAACCAGTTGTTTGCTTGCATGGTAGTAGCATACACTTCACTACCAACAGCAGATATATTACCATTAACAACTAACTTTTGTGTTAAATTAGATAAACCAGCTGCATTATTAGTATAACCAATACCTACGTTACCATCAGATCTAACAATGAAAGCAGTACTATCTGGGGTAGTGTCATCTTCTACAACAAGGGCTGATCCAGTTCCAGTTTGTGTTATTCTTAAAGCTGCACTAGTTACTAGTGATGAACTTGCTTCTATTATAAGCCCAATTTCTTGACTACTTGAAATATGTAATGAAGCAGATGGAGTTGTTATTCCTATACCCACATTTCCACTAGAACTTACAAACATTCTAGTAGATCCATTAGTTTCAAAAGCTAAATCTTGTGTATCATTAGTCCCTAAAATAGCTGTTGCTCCAAAGCTATTACCGTTTTGTAAAAAAGTATTGGGTACAAAACTTGACGTTATGGCATAAGATGCGCTTAGAGCAGGATTTGTGCTATCAAATGTTGAGCCGGTAACATATGAGGCAGTACCTAATAAGCTACCTGTAATTCCACTAAAGTTGTTGCTGCTTCCTGATACTAATAGCGATCCGGTTATGACTGCATTACCTACATACGGAAATCCAGCTCCACTTCCTCCTCCACCTCCAGAACCAAATCCACTTGCTGCTGCAGAAGCAGATATAAATATTGGATCTATGTAAGATGCTGTTGTAGCATATGAGGCGCTTAAAGCGTAGGAGCTTGATACACTGTATGAAGAACTTACGGAGTATGAACTTGACTCGGCATAGCTGCTCGATACGCTATATGAAGAAGAGAGTGTATATGAAGCGCTTAAAGCATAACTACTACTTACACTATAAGAGGATGTAAGTGCGTACGAAGCACTCAAAGCAGGATTGCTTTCTATAAAAATAGATCCCGTCACGTATGAGGCAGTTCCAAGTAAACTACCTGTGAACCCTCCATTGATAGTAGTTAAGCTACCAGTTAATCCGTAGCTGCCCGTTAATTGTTTACTGTTAATCCAAACAGAAGAGCTTTTGATTAACAAATCACCACTAGTAGAGGATGTATCTTTTATGTTATGTAAATCTCCAAGATTATTACGAAAATCCGGTCTTATAAAAATACTACCATTGTTGTTATCTGCTTTTATAACAATAGCAAGTTGTATTTTTAAGTTTGGAGAAGTTGGTTCGATGTTTGTTAAACCGCCAGCAGTAGTCGGTGATGCGTATAATATTGTACCATCATTCCAAGTTTCACCATAGTTAACTCCATCAGTTTGTATACCTCTTAATAAACCAAACTCATATACATACCCATCAGCACCGTCTGCTATATCTTCTGCGGCTATACCAATTGTATAGTGATGTGCAATTGTTCCGTTGGCAATCATGTAGGCTCCAGTTATACGACCAGAGGATCCTAATGTGCCTGATGCTCTAATGACTTTACCTTTTGATAAGGTAGCACCAGTTTGATTTTTTATATAGTAAAGGTTATCTAAGCCAGTTTTTAGCATTACTGAGTTAGGTCCAGCCAAATCTAAATTTAATGTACCGTAGTCAGCATCCCAGTGCACTCTACCTTGAAGATGTGCAGGTGATGAGCTTGAAACAAAGTCTATATACTGCACAGAAGATATATACGACTGTGTTAACAACAATGAACCAGTTACTTGTACGTTTTGTGTTAGTGGATTCACATATGAAGCTGTGCTTGCATGTGAGCTTGATAACGCGTAAGATGCTGATAGTGCTGGATTTGTTGAGGTGTATATTGATCCAGTTACATAGGAAGCAGTCACTGCCCAACTTGAGGTTCCGTAATATGAAACTCCATTTGTATTTGAACCAGTAAACAATCCACTAAAAAATCCAGACCCAGTTCCTATAAAAGAGCCAGTTGCTGACCCAGTGAGAAATCCAATAAGATTTCCGTCAAAGTTACCAGATCCGGTACCAAAAAACGATCCAGTTAAAGACCCTGTGACTGTCCCTATAAGCTGTCCGTCGTAGTTTCCTGAGCTTGTTCCTATAAAAGAGCCTGATAGTGATCCGGTTAAGTTTGCATAGTTCGCAACTAACGATCCAGTTACTAATAACGAACCAGTTATATTAAAGGATCCAGTTGTTTGTCCAACTCCAACTAAATTCCAAGATCCAGTTATATTATTAGATCCGGTTACATTACTAACTCCTATTGTAGTGAGACTACCAGATATAGTAGCTGAACCAGTGGTAGTTTGTGTTCCTATTACTTGTAAGCTGCTGGATATAATGGCTGAGCC